CTCTTGCTGTTTTAGCAGAAGTTAATTTCTTTTTCATACCACTCATTCTAGCACAAAAAGACTTACGTCTACTAGCGGCTTTTGAGCCTGCTTTTAGTTTAGACGGTTTAGTCGTAACAGCAGTTTTAAGTTTTGATCCGGGGTTCGCGGCACGGTAAGAAGCAACACCTTTGCGATTTAAACCGCCAGATTTACTTTTACCTTCTTTACGTTGCCATGCTGCTGTCTTAGCCATTACGCTTTTTTTGTCCTTTTCTTAGCAAATGTTGCGGCTCTTGATGGTGTAGGACCAGTGTTTGATTTAGCTTGTTTTCTTCTTACTGCTCCTGCTTTTTGTCCTTTTGACATTGCCCTAGCTTTAGCTATAGGGACACACTTAGGATACTTTTTTCTTTTTTCGCCACCACTTCTACCACATTTAGGAAAAGACCCATCGGACTTTTTATTGGCTATATCTACCCAATTTTCTTTGACCCAAGACTTTAATCCTTTTTTAGCCATTACGCTCTTTTAGTTTTTTTACGTTTCTTTTGCATAATAGCGCCACATCCTTTAGCTATCCCACCTTGACTGTAACTAGAAACTTTTTTTCTCTCTTGTGATATTTTATTAAAGTCAACAACTTCTCCGCCCTCTGCCATTTTTTTCTTTTTTCCTCCTGGTTTAACTTTACCAGAACAAACAGCAGATGCGTACATGTTTGCGTAAGCTGACGGATAAACATCAAACTTACGTTTGGCTGCCGCCTTTCCTCTTGCACAAAGTTTAGCCATTACTTCTTCTTTTTTTTCTTTTTAGCAGCAGTGATAATATCACCTCTGGTTATTTTTTTAGGATCTCCATACATAGCAGCAAGTTTTTTGTTTTTAACTTTTGTAGATTTCTTAGCTTTACCACCGTCTTTGTACATCATTCCGCCACCCATCATTCCGCCACCCATCATTTTTTTAGGCATCTTCTTTTTTTTCATTCCATCCATAGTTTACTCCTTTGATTAAGCATTAGTTATTTCTAATACACTTATTATAATACTCAAGTCTCCACCGTTTTGCGCTTGAGCTTTTATAATTTCTGATTCTTTCACCACTATCGGTGTTGCAGGAGCAAAAGAAGAATCTGTAGAACCAAATCCAGCATTAACGACTCCTGTAGACAAAAGCTCTTGAGATTGTTTAGCTTTGACTGTTCTATCTGTTTCTAAAGTATAACTGACACCGCCGGTATCTACAAGAGATAAAGACACGGTACAGTTATTTGTTACGTCTTTATTAGACACACGAATAGATTTTATAATAGCAGACGCTGCAGTAGGAACTGTATAAATAGAAGTCAACGCTGTAGTAGATAAATTAACTTTATAATTTGTATAGTTATTTGCCATCTAAGAAAAGAACCAACTAATCTGTTCATCTTCATTACGAAGAGTTTCTGAAGTATAAGTATTATTTAACACAAAGATCATTTGTTCTAGTGTTTGAATAAGAGTAGCCATTTGAGATTGATTATACTCTTGAGTAGCTTGAGGTAATATAGGTGTTGTAATTTTAGCCATTATCTTGCTTTATTTTTATACGATGTACTTTTTTTAGATATTTGTCCACCTTTGGGTTTACTTGTGTTGCTAGAGTACCCAGGTCTATTAGTTCCTGTTGGGGAACTAATACTTGTAGGTTTTGTATACTGAGACGCTCCTGCTTGATATCCTGAACCTGGTTGTGAAGTTCCTGCAGGTCTAGGTTGTGAATTATAATTACTTGGATCTGGTGTATATCCTGAACCTGGAGCATTTGGTATTATTAAAGACTCAATGCCTTGAGGACCACCAAAAGTTGGAGTAAATCCATAAATATTACTCAATCTATCAGCAAAAGGTCCAGCTGCTCCTATGAATCTTTCTAGCATACTTGATCCTATATTTTCATCTTTAAGGGCTTGAAAAATACCTGTATCTGCGTATTTAGGATCTGTAATTCCTCTATAAATTCCTTGCATGCCATCATAAACAGGACTCATAGTTAATGCTGTTCCTGGAGCTATAGTTTCTTTTGCTAAATCAAAAGGAATGAGTCTATTTATTAAAGGATTTGATAAGATTCCAAGATCTACATTTTCCAACATATCTTTTGTAGCGTTAATATTATAATCTTTTTGTGAAGTTGAATTTGCTTTTATTTCTTGTAAATTTCCTTCTGGAAAAAGTCTACTTGCTAAACTCATTATTAATTCTTCTATTGCCATTAGCTACCTCTTTTTCCGTCAGGTTGCATATCAACTCTTAATGTTCCGTATCTCCAATTTTCACCGGTAGCGTCACTTTCAAGTTTTAAAGAAAGTTGTCTTCCTCTAATTCTTGTGTCTTGTTTAGTTGTACTAGTTGTGATTTCAAAAGGACCATGAGTTGTTTGAGTTGCCGAAGGATAAGGCCTTGTTTGCATTGTAATATCTACATTACCTACTTGATTTTTAAAGTCAGGTAAAATTCTTCTTATAGACATGAAGTTATCTCCTTCTCCTATATCAATATCACCAGATTCTATAGAAGCTACCATTGCACTACCGTCGTCATCGGTTCCTGTTTCTTGAGCATAGATAAAACTACGACCTGTTTTAAGACCTTGAATAGTAGGAGTTGCTGTAGCAGAACTGCCTGCAACAAATTGAGAAGCATAAGGAACAGAATAAATACTACTGTTACTCCATGTAGTTCTATCCAAAGATCCTACATACCATAAATTTTCTAAATAATTATACACAACTTGTTTATTGATAACATTAGAGGTTGAGTCTGCATAAAACCACATAACTTCATTGTAGTCTGCGTTTGAAGCACAATAAACTTCTGTTAGAGAGGAAGGTGAAATAGAATCAAAAACATGATCTTGTACACTACAAGGTATTTTTTTAACAGCACCATCATATAAGAAGAAAGAATCATTACCCATCCAATAAGCAATACCGTTTACATCAACTGCTGCGTTTAATCCTACAGCACCACAATTAGAACCTAATTGTTTAAAACCAAAAGTAAGAGGAGGACCAATAAATTGCATTTGATACAAGGCAGTATCTGTCCAAATAAGAATGGCACCTCTACTTCTTACAGCTGCTTGAATCTGATTACCTGCTGTTAGCCTGTGACTACCTGCAGTATTAACAGAAGAAGGAGTCCATTCGTTTTGATTTTCTTGAGTAGACCATCGAATAAACATACTATCTTGAGTAGAGGTATCTCCAATAGTTGTTTCTGTTCCTAAACAAATAACGTGACGATCATCACCTGAAACTAACATTAATCTAGTTTTTGTAGGAGCTGTAGAAACCTCTGTTACAGATGATCTATTGCTTGATAAACCTGCTGAAGTATCCCAGTAGGATAGTCCACCATTAAATTGTTGTGATAAAACATCTTCTCCCCAGTTGTCCAAGGACCATTTTCCTGCTTCCAATAACACACCAGAAGCGCCTGTCAAACCTTCTCTAGATGTATCCCAAGTTGAGTCTCCCCAAGTACCAGCACCCCAACCATATCCCAGTAAAGAAGTTGCGGGGCCTGTATTAAATTGATACGAAGCATTAGCAGTGGCTCCTGCAGCTGTTGAAGTACCTGCAGCTGGAGCTTCTATAGTGTATGTATCCGTAGTAGGAACAGTTAATATTTCAAATTCTCTTTGTAAATTAGCTTGAGTTATTCCCCCTACAGCAGCACTCACAGTTGCAATCGTTACAAAGTCCCCTATGAGCGCCCCATGGGACGCGTCTGTCACAGTGACAGTAGATGATCCATTAGTTACAGCAAACTGTGTAATGTTGCCCGTGCCTGTAGCACGTATAGGGGAAATATCAGCATAGTTATTTTCAGAATATGCATATAGTTTTTTGTTAGTTCCATACACAGCGTATTTAACGCCATCTAAACTTGAATAAGTTAAAACAGCTCTTACTGCTCCAATAATTCCATCTTGTGTTACTTTAGACCAACCACCTATCTTTTCAGGCAATCCATAACGAAATCTTACGTTGTCACAATCTGACCATTTACCTTCTGCACCATATTCGGTATTTTGTTTATCAATGCCTGGTGCAAATTGTAATTTTGTTAAAGGCATTTAAGCTCCTAGCTAGTTGCGTAATATGGTACCCAAAAATCAGTGCCATTAATGTTAACACGAATATACCCTGTTAAAGCACCTACAGTTGTGGCGGTCGTCAAACTTGCTGTCTGATCAGCTGCACTTGTACCATCAAACTTAATAAACTCTTGGTCTACATCATCTTGATCTAAAGATAAACAAGCTATAGCTCCTGCAGTATTTGCTTGATTAATTTCTACACTTGCATCAGCAGGGGTGTTCGTTCCAAAACCAATTTTATCTGCAGATCCATCAATAAAAAATGCATTTGCTAACGTGTTTGTTTCTGCTCTAAAATCTACAGAGGCACCTGTATCATTAAAAGTAAAACCACCACCATCAAAATCTATGCCGCCCGTAGCTTTAATACCACCTACTACGTGAAGTTCTGTAGAAGGAGAAGCTG